GGGCTGCTGGCCAGCCTTTTTCCGAGATCGAACCGGGCGCTGAGCGAGTCGCTGACGACCGAAGACTACAACGAATTGGGGGCCGATGTGCAGGAGATTAGTAATCGGCTGAGCGCTACGACCCCACCTGCACCCGAGGCGGTAGCCGCTCCGGAAGCAGTAGAAACCGAAGCTACGCAAGAAGTAGCTGAGCTAGCTAACGAAGCTCCCGTGGTAGCCGAAACCATTGAAACAGCCCATGAGGCAGAGACTGCCCCCGAGGTAGTAGCTACCGAAGAACAGCCCGAGCAGGAGCAGGTAAGCGCCCAAGAGCTAGCACAGCTCCGGGCGGATGCTGCGGCTTGGCAACAACACCGGGCTGAGTATGGCGTATTGCAGAGCTGGTATGCCAACGCTACAAAAGTAGAAGCCGGTGTGCAGCCCGAGGATGCCGCCGACCTCAAACCAGCCAAAGCAAAAAGCTGGCAAACGGCCCCCTGGAATAACCGCTAGGGCGCAGAGTAACCCGAATTAGTAACAACGTATTGACTTTTAATTTCTTAATTTCTATTAGCTATGGCAGATTCAGTGGATTTGAGCCTATTGGCCACCACGGCGACCGACTACGCCCGGGACAATAAGGACCACATTTTTGGGAAGATTTATGCTGGCGGTATGGCCGGACGGCCGGGCACGCCCATTAAACCCGTAACCGACTACATGATGCCCGTGGTTGGCAACGACGAAGTAGTGCTCACGGAGCTCTACATCGAGAGCGTGTTGCAGCCGGGCAACAAGGATGCCTTCAACCCCCTCACCAATGCGGTGAAGTTGAAGCCACGCCGGGCCAAGGTGAAGCCTTGCAAGGTGGATTTGTTGTTCAAGGAAAGTACCATTATGGCGCTGTACAAGAGCTACTATGGCCAGGTACGGGGCGGGAAGATCGACCGCACTACGTTTCCTTTCGAGGCGCAGGTGATTGAGAAGGTGTTCCAGAAACTTAGTACCGACCTGCGCTCGGTAGCCCTGATTAATGGCCAACGCAACGACGCCGGTACCACGGCGCTGGAAGCGATGGACGGGTTGTTCTACAAGATGGCGGTGGCCAAGGCGGCTTCGCGAATTGCGGCGAATCAGATTGTGACCATCAACGCCATTACGCAAGCCAATGGTGTGGCCGAGATCGAGAAGATTATTGACCTGGTGCCGTCGGATTATTTCTACGAGGATCTGGTGTGTATTACGCCGTTGAAATACAAGCAGGCCTATGAGCGTGACTACCGCTCGAAGTTCAACGATTCGCCGTACAACGGTGGGTTTGACAAAATGAATATCGAGGGCACGATGATTGAGTTTGTGGTCGAGCCGGGGATGTCGACCACCGGGGCCACGGCGTTTGAGTCGCCGATTATCACCACCCGTGAGAACTTGGCGTGGCTGTATGACGACGAAGGCGAGCAGACCCGCATTGAGTTTGACTACGATAAGCGCTCCCGCTCATTGGCCTACATGATTGATTTTCAGGTAGGGTTTGACTGGGCCATGGACTCGTTGTTCTGGATGGGTGACGTAGCGTAGACCTAAGCAAGGCCCTCTTCCAGCAGGAAGGGGGCACTGGCTATTCTATTTTAAGTGAATTTTCTACTATTTATTGAGTCTTATTATGAAAAATATTGTGAGTTTTTTGGGGGCCTTGATGTTGTTTTTGGTGGCCGTGGTGCTGCCTACTGAGCTAATGGCCCACCTGAGCCCGGCCCTTGGTGGTGGCGTGGCCATGGCCGTGGCTGTGAACTTCGCGAACCTAGACGGCACGAGCCATCAGGTGGGCAACCCCGGCGGTACCCGGCAGCTGCTGGTAGTACTGGCCAATATGGTGACGGGGATATGGCCCAAGCGAGCGGATATTACAGCTGGTGAGATTACGACCGTGCCGACGCTGATCGATACGGAGAAGTTTGCGAAGTATGAGTGCCCGGACGGGACGATTGAGGTGAGCTCGGAGAAACAGGGCGACCCTGGGTTTCAGAGCTATAAGCACGCGATTGAATTTATGCTGGCGGGATTCTCGAAGAGCATCCAAGGCGAGCTAGACAAATACATGAACGCCGGGGCGATTTTCGTGGTAGAAATGAACGATGGCACTTACGTAGTAGTGGGCAGCAGCGACAACCCCATTTTTGTGAAGCAAGCCTTCAAAGGTGGCAAGAAAGGGAACGACAAGCGCGGTTTTACGGTAAAAGGTGAGCAGGACGGATACATATGGGATGTGCTACCTTTGGCTGCGGCTCAGGTAGCAACCCTGTTGATTCAGGCCTAAGCGGTAGCCACCCTGTTGATTCAGGCTAGTAATTCACTTGTAAGGAATTGATCATGAAAAAATTTAAATTCAGATTGGTGAATGTACCGGAAGGCGGCGTGGCACACGTGGTGCCGGGCTTCGGCTACGTGAAGATCGACGAGAGCTTGAAGGACTCGACGATTGCGGAGCTGATAGCCCTGGGCTTCGACCGGTATTTTGAACCAATTAAAACCCCGAATACGGATGAAAAAGACAACACCCCAGGAGCAGACTCCCCAGCAGGAAAAGCAGGAAGAAGTAAAGGTTGACACCGAGCCGACTGTATCGGAAGATGCGGTTGACGAGCTGGATCCGGAAGCGGAGTGGGCGGCGAAGATTGTAGAGAAGGCAAAGGCCCAATTGGCCGCGCTGGAAAAACGCCAGGCACCCGAACTTGAAGCCTAGCCCCTCAGTGGGTGAAAGAATGAGAGAAGATCCCTTCATGTTGGAGGGATCTTTTTTTGTATATTGCCCCCGCGAAACTTAGTGAACTAGATGTATGGAGAAGGCCGACAAGAAATTGTCGGTTGGCATGGGGCTGAAAGTGCCCCATCCTTCTGTGTGCATGCAGTAAGTTTCGCAGTGACCAACCAACATACCTACCTATGTACCCACCCGAACCGACACCCGCCCCCCTACCCTTTGCCCGGATTGATGAAGTTTTGACCAGCGCGGGGGTAGATGCTAATGTGCTACACGAAACGTTGCGCCGGTAATTTTGGCGATATTGGACCATGGATGAAGCGCAAATCAAAAAGGAACGTATGCGGGCCAAGGCCCAATGGCAGCTACTGAAACTAGAACTCCGCAGCGGCAAGGCTACCGAACAACAGGTGCAGGAAGCTCAGCTGGTGTGGGAGCGGATAGGGCAGTATACCTATGTGCCGCCTACGCCCACCTTGGCGGAGCTGCCACTGCTACCCGAAACCTCGGAGATGAAAACGCTACTGGTGGAGCTGGAAAGGCAACGGGCAGTGATCGACGTGAAGAAACGCCATGTCTCGATGCGACTTCAAACGGTACCGGCCAGTAGGCCGTGCCCGGAGCTGACGAAGGAGATACTCGACTACCGGGCGCAATGGGAGGAGCTGGGCGATACGATTCAGTACGTGCGGCGGTATGGGCATTTGCCCTCACAGGAGCCGGAAGACCAGGAGGTGGGGTTTCCGGTGAACTACGCCGAAGACCTCCCCCGCGATAAGTGGGAGCTGGATAGGATGATGAAGAATATGGCTATTAATGTGAATCATCGCTGGCCGAAGCTGATGGCGAAAGCGAAGACTATGAGCAAAAAAGCGGAGTACGAAAAGCGGATTGCGATAGGTACGGCGCAGTATGAGGTAATGAAGGCGTTGTTTATAACGATATAATTGAGAAGAAATGGTACAGCATATTATGAATGTGACCGTGAAAGGGCAGGAGCTACCCAAGGCGGTGTTTCGGGTAGTGAACAAAACGGATACCCCTATGCGTGGGCACGTGGTAGTGCAGATGCGCCGGCCCTTGTATGGCCAACAGGAGCACCGGTGCGCTACCAGGCTTTTGCAACCCGGGGAAGGTATGCTGTTTTATGTGGAGCTCAGCAAGGCCATGGGTCGGTTCTACGAGTTTGAGTGGTGGGTGGCTACGCCTACTTCCGCCACGAACGGGAAGGGCTTGAATTCGGGTAGTAGGAAGACGTTTGAAGGGGGCGATCGAAGACCCGAATGAAAATGGGCTGTTTTAGGTTATCTGAAACCTGAAAATTTCCTGTCCTACTATTTTAAAAGGCCTCCCTGTAACTAGCAGGGAGGTTTTTTAATGTATGGACATGAGCAAAGTGAAAAGTATAGGGAAGTTGAAGCGCATCCTGAAAATAGATGAAACGAAGATGGACGCCTACCTGAGGTACTACAATCAGGAAGTGGAGCTGGTGGATATGACCGCTACCCAGATAGATATGCTGGAAAAGTACCGGAAGGCTTGGAGCTGGTACTGCCTGGGCCGGACGGATGATATGATAAGGAGTATGCTGATGCGCGACTATGAAATTGAGGAGCGGCAGGCAAGGTACATTTTTGAGGAAGCGAAGTTTGTGCATGGCCGGCTGGACCAGGTAGACCGGGACGGTCGGCGGTCGGCGTCGATTGCGTTCTATGACCTCATTGTGAACATGGCATTGAAGGAAAATAACTTGGACGCAGCCGTGAAAGCGAGGCAGCAGGGAGATCATCTGGCCAAGCTGAACGAGCCAGAAGATGTAGGTCTTGATCCAGCGGACTTCTTGAAGACGGCTAAGTACGTCTTCGTGAACAACGTGAATGTGTTCAAGAAACAAATCGAGCTGGATGAGTAGCCACGAGATTGTACGGAAGATCCACGCCAACGAAAAGCAGATTAAGTTTCTGAGAAGTAGGGCGAAACGCAAGAGCTTCATCGGTGGGCGAGGCTCGGGGAAGTCGACTGTGATGGGGATGTCGGTAGGGATATTGTTCAACTACTTCGCCAAGGCCACATGGGCTATTGTAGGATTAACATACGTACAACTCGACCTTATCGTGATACCCTCGATACGGGATGCGCTCTCGATGATGGGGATCACCGAGTATAACGCCAAGACGAACCCGGCCGGGCTGTTTGTGGTAGGGGTGAAACCTCCCGATCACTGGATATCGCCCTACAAGAAAGTGGGACGGCTCGGGTACCAGTATTGTATCACGTTCATTAATGGTTTTACGCTTCGGCTCATCAGTCAGGACAGGCCTGAAACCCACCGAGGCCTGAACTTGGACGGGTTCTTGGTGGATGAGTCAGCAACGATGAATCCAGATTTCATCAAGAAAGTAATCCAACCGGCGGTGCGGGCCAATAAGTATGCGAAGTTTGCGTCTCACCCCTGGCACCATGGTTTCTTCGATTTCTCATCAGCCTCCTGGACACAGGAGGGGATGTGGATCTACGAAACGGAGGAGCGCTGGAACGGCATGCTCGCCGAGCGGGCCAACTGGGACGCGGATCAGCTCACTGCCACTCCTCCTACGTACCTATTCTTGGAATCGACCTTCAAGGACAATCAGGCTGTACTGCCTGATGACTATGAAGGTAGGCTAAGGGATGAGCTTGAACCGTTGGAGTTTGATGTGGAAGTATTGAACCACCGGCTGGGCAAGCTACCGAACGGGTTCTACTTTGGGTTCACTGTGGCTAAGCACTGCTATACGAAATCATTTACGTATCAGGACGACGAGAAGACAGGGCTCGTACTCTACCGATCTAATGACTACCTGACTGAACGGCCCCTGGATTTCAGCCTTGATTTTAACGCTGATATCGTGTGGGGTATCGTAGGGCAAGACATGGGGAAGGAGCTAAGGGTTATCAACTCCAACTACGTGAAGCCGACAGGCGTTAAGGTCGATCAGGATAATAGTATCCTCGAACAGCTCGGCACGTGGTTCTGCGACACCTATCAATCCAATGAAGTGAAGGATGTATTTGTATATGGCGACCCTGGTGGTAAGGCTACGAGTGCATCGACATCCATGAAGAACCGTCCGTTCTTTGATCTGATCTGTGATGTACTTATCAAGCGAGGTTGGCGAGTGTTCAGGAGAGAGCTATCAAGTTACCCTACCCATCAGGAAAAGTACACGCTCATCAACTCGCTACTCGAAGAAGGAAACCCACGTGCTCCCAAGCTACGCTTCAACCACAACACCAACAAGGTACTACTCATCAACATCCAACAGACGCCTGTCAGTACTAACAAGACCTTCAAGAAAGGTAGCATCCAATCAGCTCAGAAAGACAAGTCGTCAGAGAAGCGAACCCGTAACAGAGAGTTCGCCACTGACGGAACAGATGCACTCGACTACTGGCTGTGGGTGAAGTGCAAGAGCTACCTGAGACAAAGGCGGAAGCAACGCAATCTGATCGAAACCAGATGACCCTATATTCCTTTTTTGGAAGGCGGCAATTGCCGCCCTGGGTAAAGTGCGGGAAATATTCCTGAGGTTAACACAGTCCCTTTTTGCGATTTTTCGACCTAAGCACCTCATTTGTTGGTGATTATCTAGGAATCCATTGCATAAGTACCTCAAAAAACTTCTGTCCTACTCTCGAAAGGACGCATAAAGTATAATTGTATCAACAAAAGGAGTAAGAAATGATAACGATTGGTGCTGTACTATCTGAAATGAATAAGCCTGTTAGTGTCTTCGATATTACCTATCGTAAAACTGACGGATCGTGGGGTGAGAAGAAAGGCTGTATGCTTAGAAGAAACACCACTAACGAGCTAGGAGAGCGCAAGCGAATGAACCGATCTGGTACTATCAAGCTGGCTCATAAATCGAGCGGAGCCATGATGGATATTTACATCGACCTCCTACTAACCTTCAACGGACAAGCCATCAATCACCTGACCTAATGAGTTTGAAACGAGTTTCCAAAAACGTCTACCTGGCAAGCTACACCCCGCAGTCGGCAGTGGTAGTGACCTTCGGAAAAGATGCTGCCAAAGCCGTCGATGCGGCTCATGGTGAAAAGCCATCGACCGGTGGCGGTGGTGGTTCTAGTAATGCCTACGTAAATCGTGGCGTTAATGACGATAAGCTGTTGGTGATGCACAAGCTAGCCACCGAAAGCCCCAACAAATGGCAATTCATCGTCACCCGCCGCAATTTCATCGGCGGGCTTGGTATTGGTCTGCACAAAAAGGAGGTGCTAAATAAACAGTTTTCTTACGTACCCCTCATTGACGATACTTTCGAAGGCTGGCAGGAAAAAGTAAACCTTGACGACTACGCCGCTGCGGCCTCCTACCAGTTGGCATTTTGTGGTGAGCTTAATGTCTTGGTAGCGCTCGAAACCAACAAGAAAATCAAAAGCATTGACGTAGTTGATGCCAACGAAGTGCGCGCCGTGAGGCCGGCCGCAAAATCTAACAAGGTTACCGAGTTCTTGATCAACCCCCAATTTGGTTTCCAGAAAAAAGTAAAGCGTGAAGATTGCAAAGTAGTACCCGCCTTCGATCCCGAAGATCCGACCCGGTACCCGCTGTCGCTCATCCACATTAAGCACCCTATACCTATGCAGAAATACTACGGCTTTGAGCCGTGGTGGGGGAGTGAGAAATGGACGAGCATCTCCAACCGCGTTACCGACTACTACGAAAGCACTTTTGAAAACGGTTTTTTCTTAACCCATCATGTCGACATTCCAGACGACTACTTCGAGCAAGATGGCCTCGATCAAGACGGACAAGACGAACTGAAAAACAAAGTATTGGACGGTATATCCGAAACCCTATCAGGTGTCGAAAAGGCCAACAAGATCCTGTTTACTTTTTCAAAGCTCACCATCGACGGCCGGGCTATCCAGGGCATCAAAATCACGCCGATCCAGAACCCCATCAACGACGAAGCTTTCATCAAAATGTTCAATACCTCCAACCTCGTACAAGCCAGCTCGCACGGAGTCCGGCCCGAGCTAGCAGGTATTGCCATCGGTAACGACATGGGTACCTCCGGCAAAGAAATCGTAGCATCGGCCAACTATATGCAGGACTTCATGACGTTTTTCGACAAGAAAATGCTCTGCAAGCCCATCCTGTACGCCATGCGAATCGACGGCATTGGCGCGGGTATGTTCCCCTACGTGTACCGGATCACCTCCTACACCCAGGACGTTACCCCCACCACCTCGCCCGACAACCCCAACTTTGTAGCACCCTAAACCGCCCGATACCCATGCTTATCAACTCCATAGAACAACTCAAAGAGGCCATCGGCGGCATCCAGCAAACCATGAACTGGCGCACCTGGAAACCCTTCGTGCAGCAAGCCGAAATGCTCTACATCGTGCCGGCTATCGGGCAAGAGCTCTATGCCGAACTAGACAACGCCACTACGCCAACCGCCAAGCAAACCAGTCTTCTGACTTGGCTCCGCATCTCCATTGCCGAATACGCCGACCTGCTCGGAGGCATGCGGCTCGTGCTGCACACCTCCGACGCCGGTAAGCAGTCGCCCTCCGGCAACAATATGCAGTCCCCCGGCAAATGGATGATCGTGGCCGCTCGCAAGGAGGCCATCAACAAAGCCGACCTCGCACTCGAACGTGCCTTGCAGTTTCTCGAAACCAACGCCGCCGACTTCCCCACTTGGAGGTCGTCCGGTAGCTATACCTATTCCAAGAAACTATTTATCAGCTCAGCCACCGAGCTCACTACCTATTTTCCACCAGCCCGGCAGTCGCGGCGTGTCTATCTGGCCTTGCGCGATTATCTGGCCAAAACCGAGCACTACTACCTCAAACCCCTGCTGGGTGAAGCGCAGTACGCCACCTGGAAAGAAAAATTACTCGAAGATGAGTCTACGTGGTCGGCCCTCGAAACCGAAGCTCTCCAAATGCTCCGGTACCTGCTAGCCCACCAGACCTTTTTTGAGAGTATCACGTTCCTGAATATCGACCAAGATTGGCGCTTAATCTCCGAAACCGACGGTATTTCCAACGAAGAAATACTACCCACCGCCCGCCGCCAAGAGATGCGTTCCGAATGCCAACGTCAGGTGCAAGAGTTCCAAAGCAGGCTCACTGCTCACCTCATGGCCCACGCCAGCGACTCCGAGTTTGCTGATTATTTCTCGTCCAGTGCCTACAAACCCGCCCGAACCGTCGCCGGAAGTCGGGTCAATAATAGTGCAGAAAAAAAGTATTACGGATTTTAATCAAGTCTATTAGCCATGAAAAAACACCTATTCCTCACGGCCTTTTGGCTCGTTTATGCCCTCGCAGCGCTTGCCCAGAGTACAGTCACATTTCCCAAATCGGGCAAGATCGCCACCGAAGCCTACGTCGATTCCGTCGTGCGAGCCCTCACGGCTCCCGTCATTACGCCCCCCGTGGTAGTACTGCCGCCGGTCATCAACGTACCCCTGCTCAGCCCTTGCCAAGAAGGCCCCCAAATACGGAAAATCTACAACGTCACCCCTACCAACCTCCAAACCCAGTTCCATGGCGTTAAGGTGTCAGACATCACCTGGCAGATCAGCTCCGCCGCCGGCCTGCTCCGGACGGGTAGCATCGAACCCCGTTCCAACGTGCTCGATATCACGTACCAGGCATTACCGCCCGGCAGCTATCTTCTGAAACTATACGGGAAAAATTGCCAGGGACGCAGCGAAAAAGCCTTTATTATTGCCAACGTTGGCGTTCTTACGCCTGCCGTACTACCGCCCGTGCTCCCACCTTTCCCGAGCCAAGGCACGAGCTATGATCTGTTGATGAACCTCACCGGCTACGGCTTTTCGCCCCAAGACCCCCAAGGCATGGCCCCCGAGTGGGTCGAGCGCATTGAGGCTTTCCGGTACAGTTGGGGCTATGGCATTACGGGTATAAGGCTCTGCGTGCGCTGGCACCAATGGGAACCCACCCCAGGCAATTTCCAGAAGGCCACCTTACAGAAAATAATAGCCTACTGCCGCGCTCGAAACCTGAAACTAGCCGTGTTTTTCTGGCCCTTTCGGGATGAAAACGACGGCTTCATCCCCCCCGGACAAGCCATGCAGGGCCACCGGGGCACTACCCTGAAAATGGAAAATCGCCTCATACTAGGCTCCATGGTGTCGCAGGAAGTGAACCAGAAAATGTACGCCGCCATCGAAGCGCTATCCGCCGAGCTGGCTACCTATGAAAAATCTCATTCCGTGGCGCTAGGTAGTGGCCTAGCCGAAGAGTACATCAACCCCACAATCGGCGTAGGTGAAAGCGCAACCCCTGAAATCACAGGTTTCGAGCCCATTTTTCAGGAAGGTTTTCGCCAGTTTCGCAAAGGCAAAAACCAACCCTACCAACGCCCTGAGATCGTGGAGTGGACCGGCGGCGTAGGCTTGCAAATGGGCAACGAAGTCGGCAAGGATTTCGCCAGGTATATCAGTCTTAATCTAACCAACCACTTCGAGAGCTTCACCAAGGCTGTGAAAAAGGGTAGTAATGGAAAACTCCTGAGCGTGTATATGTACCCTGATGCGGGCAACCCGCAAAACGCTTGGTTTCTGCACAGCAACTTCGCCGCTCAGGCCGCAGCAGCTGATATGATGTATGGCACCGATGGCGATTTTCCCTCCAATATCGACCGAAAACTATTGTGCAACGCCATCGCCCAAGGTATGGGCAAGCTCAGCATGATCGAGTACGACCCCACCGACCTCGCCAGTTCTGGACGGTACTGCTCCGGCATTGACCTGGGCCTGATGGAACGAGAATACGAAAAAGCCTACCAACAAGGCACCCACGTAGTAGCCTTCGCGATGGCCTTCTGTCCTGAGGAGATTAGAAATATGGAGCCGCACCTCAAACGCCTGCATGAAAAGTATATTGGCAAGCCCTACACCCGCCCCAATTGGCCCACCACCGAGGTTTCTATTACGCCCGCCTTCTGGAAAGGCCAACAGATATACAGCCCCTTCTGGAAAGGAGATAACTGGCTACGACCCGACGACACCGACTTCTGGGGCGAAGCAAGAAGATAGAGAAAATGAACTATTCTAACATTGCCCCTATTCACTGATTCAAAAATGAAAAACACGCCCATCCGCACCGTCGCAACCCTAGCATTATGCCTGCTTACCTTGGGTTTTCTGGCCTTAGTGTACCGGGCGTGCCAGCAGAAGCCAACGCGCAGCGCCTTCGAAACCGCCCACGACAGCGCCGCTCACTACCAAGAAAAAGCACGTTTTGCGCACGATTCAGCCGCCTACTATGAAATACGCTACCAACAATCCAAGTCCGAACTCCACAGCCTGGCCGTGCGCCTGTTTCGTGGTGATGCTACTACTGTGCTGCTCCGCGACAGCCTCCGGGCAATTGTCCAGGGACGAGTTCTCGACAGCCTACGAAAACGCCCTGCTCGACAGCCTGCTGCTCTACACCCAGCTCCAACACACCCACCAAAACCTCCTGAAAGCCCATGAGTACACACAGCAACACAACCAGGCCCTCGCCCACGAAGTCAGAGTGCTACGCCTGCAAGCCGCCATCACAGAGCACCTGCACCAGCAAGCACTGCTCACCGCCCAGAAATACCGCCGCCGCCAGCGCTGGAAAGGGCGCCTTGAAGGGTTCCTACTTGGCGTCCTTGTACCCATCTAAACACGAAACCATGAAACCATACTTTCGAGACTATACCGTGAACAATTTTCTTAACGACCTGGCAGATGGCCTCACATCCACCCTTGCCGACAAAGGCCTACTAGCCATAGCACTGGCCACCAGTGGCTTCATGCGCGTACTGATGCAAGACAGCGACGTCACCGCCGACTTCGCCTACATTACTTTCATCGCCTTCGCGCTCATGACCATGCTCGGGCTCGTCAAGCACATAAAAAACAAAGAGCGTGACGCTAAGTTGTTTCTCATCAAGACCGCCACGCAGCTTACCGTCATGGTGTCCCTCATCGTGCTCGGCTACCTATTCGCCATTGCTATTTTTGGCGTCCTTACCATCGCCTCACGGGTCGGGATTGTCGACGTGCCCACTGGGCCTATCATCGGCATGTACTTCATCTATTCCGGCTACATGATCACCTTCACCTACCACAGCCTTAAATCCCTAGACCTGATCGAGCAGATCCTGCCCAACTACGTACCCGCCTGGTTTTCGGCTACCTTTCGGCGGTTCCGCAAGACCGGAGAGTTCGCCGATCTGCTGAAAACACCGCCCGAGGTTACCGACGAGAAGAAAGACACCAAGCCAGCGCCATGAAACTATCCGAGCGCTTCACCCTAGCCGAAATGCTAGCCAGCCAAACCGCCACCCGTCGCGGCTACAAGGAACAGTTCGCGCCGTCGGAGGAGATCACCGAAAACCTCCGGGCCTTATCCGTCAATATCCTTGAACCCCTCCGGCTCAGCGTCGGCGTACCCATCCGCGTAAGCAGTGGCTACCGCTGCCCCCGGCTCAACCGCGCCATTGGTGGGGCCCGCAGCTCACAACACGTGCAGGGCCAAGCCGCCGACATCAGCAGCCCCGGTGTCAGCAACGCCGAACTACTCGACAGGATCGTAGCGCTCAAACTGCCCTTCGACCAACTCATTGCCGAATTTCCCGACGCCCAAGGCGAACCCTCCTGGATCCACGTTAGCTATTCTGAACGCCACCGGCGCCAGCAGCTCACCGCCCTGCGCATTGCCGGCAAAACCTACTACGAAAGCACCTGAATCGCTTCCGCATGAAAAACAAAATACCAGCATCATGGGCCGAGTGTAGCCCTAGGCAGCTCAAAAAAGCCCTACCCCTGGTACTGGCCATCCGTACTACCGACGACCAAGACCTCACGCTGCCCCTCTATAACCAGCTCGTGCAGGTCCTCACCGGGCTACAAGACGTAGCCGAGCTGCCCCTCGTAGCCCGCAACGATCTCTACGACGCCGTGCGCTGGGCCATCAACACCCCCATCACCGAGCCGCCGTTTCCGTACGTTCGCGTGGGCCTTACACGCTACTACCTCCCACGGCCCGCCTACGCCGACAGCTCCACCATCGAAGTAGCCATGGCCAACATCTATTACCTAGCCTACTCCAATCCAAAAGCGCCCAACCCCGACGCACTCTACGAATTCTTGGCCATCATCCTGCGCCCGCGCCGCTTCGGTTGGCAGCTACGCAAACATTTCACCTCCTACGACGGCGACGACCGCCAGCCCTACAACTCCCTTCGGGCCAGCCAACGCGCCAAAAAACTCCGTCGGCTCAGCCTCGAAACCATCCTGCCCATTATCTTATACTGGGAGCACCACAACAACGCCTTCGTGCAACGCTACGCCAACCTATACGACGCCGCCCCCGACGCCCGCACCCTCTTTCATAATGGCGAAGGCTGGCTCTCCACCATCGAAGACGTAGCCGAAAACCGCGTCCACGGAAATTTTGATAGTGTCTGTGCTACCAATGTTCATACTATTTGGTTATATTTGAAACACAAGAAAATCAAAAACGATGAACAACTCCGACAAATGGAAGCCCAAAGCCAAGCGTAGCTACGCCCACCCCCGAATCCAGATATTTGGCATACTCTGGGAGTACATCGCCCCATGGCTCTCCTACCAGCTAGGAGCCATCCGTTTTCGGTTAGGGGCACTAGATGGCCTCCAAATCCCCCCCGATACCAAGCTCGACAACACTATGGTCAATTGGCTGATCGCACGGAAACGAGCAATAGAAAACGGCACCCGTCATCCCGACTTATGGGAAGTCGACTACCAAATCCAGCGCCGCAAGCACAAGATCCCCCTGGTGGCCCTACAAGCCATCCACGAATTCATGTGCAAGAAACAAGGAGTCACTCAATAGAGTAGAGCAATATGAAAAAACTACAACTATACGTTGGAGATGGGTATGATTACTCAGCCGAAAATGGCAAGTATGAAGTGGAAGCAAAAGTGACAAAAGAGTTCACAAAACTTTCGGAAGCCAGAGCATACTACGAAAGCTTAAATGAAGAAAAGGCAATATGGGATATTACCACTATTCCTGAATTGTTGGAGTGTCATACCTTAGCCTGAGTAAGGTATTTCAAGAAGGGGGGGGATCTGTATACTACTGTTACTACTAGTTATACACATCATAATGAGCCCCTGATGTTGATAGTATTACGTCAGCCCCTCCCTTCCTCCAAAAATTTCTGTCCTACTCCAACCCCCCAAACCTTCCGACCTTCACGCATTCACTCACCACGGAATGCCCATGCTAGTTTCTGCCGACTTCGAATCCTACATCAACTATTTCAAGGATTTCGCCGCCAACCATCCTGACATTAATTTTTTTCTGTACGGAGGCGTAGAGCTGGGCATCCAGTACGCCACCGGCCACGAAGATTTCTCGTACCCGTTCCTGTGGCTCGAACAACCCGAAATCCGGTCCGAAGACAACGAGGCCAGCCAGTTCACCGAAGTCTATTATGGTGGCGTGAGTGTCATCTACGCCCCCCCACTCGATAGCCCCCAGGAGCAAACCCAGGCCGAAATAGATTCCGTCAGGATTATCTACGAGCTCCAAAAACAAATGCTGGCCGATAACCGCGCCAAGGGCTTCATCCATTGCAGTTTGTCGGGCATGCGCAAAACTGCCGTCGACCGCGCCTGGGCCAATAACCACTTCGGCTGGAAACTTGATTTTGAACTCTATCTTAACGCCAATGGACTCCTTAGCTAACTTCACGACCATCGACCTGGCCCTGTCCAAAAACCCGATCGTCCTCAATACCGACCCCCTGAGCCCCACCGAGTACCCCACCCGGTCGGGGCTCAGGTACCTCCTGGATATCTACCTGCCCAAATACTTTCAGGGCCAAGACTACCAGCTGCTCACCACCTTAGAGGCCTCCGAGGAGCCGCCAGCCAGCACCGCCGACGCTACCATCTACGCCGGGGCCTACTTCGATGTAGCTGACCTGCTGCATTCGCAGCTCATGGCTTGCCCACCCGACTTTGGCCAGCAGGCCATCAGTGTGTGTGATACCCTCACCACGTCGTACTATGCCGTATCGCGCCGGCTCGACGCCGAAGCGCCCATCGACACCACCCAGCTACCCACGGGCTACGTCTACCGGGCTGGGGTTGGCCCCAGCCACTACGCCGACTTCAAGGATACCTTTTTCAGCCGCTACACCCAGGGCCGCAAGTTTCTTACCTACAAGCCCAACCGCAGCAACATCCGTACCGATCAGCCCGAGTACCTTACCTACCTCACCAACATCAACCCGGCCCCCACCGAGCTGCGCGTGCGGGTGAACGTACTCTACGCCGACCACACCCGCCACACCCTCACCGCCAGCACCCTAGCCGGGGCGCAGGCCATGACGGCCTACTGCATCCCCGTAGGCATGCAGGCGCTTGGGCTACTGGCACTACCCCAAGAAGTATTGCACTACGATCTCTGGATTTCCAACGAAGCCAATGAGCGCCTATCCGAGATCCGCACCTACTACGTCGACCGCACCTATCACCGTCAAGTTCGGTACGTATTGTTCGAAAACAGCCTCGGAAGCTTCGATACCCTCGCCCTCACCGGCGACGCCACCGAAACCCTCAAAGTGACCCGCGAGCTCGCCGATCAGTTCACGGGCTACGACTACCTACCCACTGCCCAGGAGCGCATCATCAATCGCGTCAGCGGCGAGCGTGAGCTTTCCGTGGCCTTTGGCTTTCCGAGGCATCAGGTGCAGGCCCAAAAAGCCTGGTGGCAAGAGCTCTACTTTTCCGAGCAATGCTACCTCATTACCGACCGCGCCCACATTGCCTTGCAGCCCGTGTCAGACAGCTACCTCGTACAAGCCGACGCCGAAGACCTCGTAGCCCGCGGCATGGTGTTTCGGTATACCAACCAGGAGCGCTCGTATAGCCTATTGCCCAGCATCGAGGCCGCACCTACCCGTGCCACCGGCTGGCGTGGCGATGCCCCCGCTTGCCAGATCAACCCCGCCAATGGCCTACGCACTGGCCAAAAGCGGTTTGGCGTGCTCGCAAAATACTACCTCGATACCGGCCAAGACGTCAAGCCCTACACCCAAAAAACCAATAGCCCCGGCACCGAGGGCTACATCGATAGCTGGGGAAGTGCCGACTGCACTGCCGCCAATACGCCCTACCTCAGTGCCGCCGTTTCGGCGCTTTCTATTTTTTTCAAGACAGGCTGCGCAGTGGGGCAAGTGGGTACCCGTTGGCTCATCAGCATACCAGCGGGGACCTATGGCTCCGAAACTAGCCAAGCCGACGCCGACGCCCGCGCCCAGGCCGCCTACACCGCCCTCGATACCCAGGCCAACGCCAACCTATACGGCAGCTGCATCGCGGCCGCTCCCGTACCCATTGGCTTACAAAACAACTGCCCCGGCGATGCCTCCGGCCTGCACGCGGGGTCCTATAATCCTATTGCGGCCGTACTGCTTAGCGGCGTCGAGATCATCCCCAACACCACCTACGCCTTGGGCGTGACCCGCTACGCCGCCAGCCCCATCGACGGCGGTACCTATAATATCGACGTCCGGGCCATATTTTCCAGCCCGCCTACGCTACCGTACCGCATCCGGATACCCTCCAAGAGCCTGGCCAGTCCCACGCTCAATGGCCCCCAAACCTACCGCTTCTCCACCCTAGCCGTAGCCTGGGCCGATCCCGACCTAATCATCATCATCGAGCCCGCCCCATGATCCAAGACGAACTAAGCCAAGAAATCATAGCCCTCACCACCGAGATCACCAGCGAAGCCGTGGGTTATTTTCAGCGTGCCTTAGATCGCGGGAACCTCGTGCTCACCGGCGACCTGAAAAGCTCGTTTGAGTACCACATCACCTACCAAGCCGGCCAACTGGCCGCCGCTGGCGAAATTCACTTTGGCGCCTATGGTCGTTTCAAGGATATGAAAACGCTCAACTACGTAGGCATGCCGCCCATTGATCAGCTCGAAACCTATATCGAAAAAGTAGGGCTTGATAAATTCGCGTGGGTCAACCGGTTTGGGCATCGCAAAGTACCCACCACCCGCTCCGATGCTCGGCACATTGCCTGGGCCATTGCCATGCACCGTAAAAAAGTCAACAAAGTAGGCCGGAGGCCCAACCAACGCTGGTACAACCGCACCAAAGCCGACTTTGTGAACGTCATGAGCAGCCGGCTGCTCTACAGCGCCCAGTCGCTGGTGGCCAAGGCCCTGAAGGAGCAGTTGGAAGCGCAGTAAATTAACTCCTATATAGTATGGTAATCATTTTGGCTGGAAACATCGCCACTGGCAAAACCAAGCACCAGTTCCAGTGCGTCATGCCCGGCTAAAGATTTTTTTGATATAGTTTTCTAGTCTAAAATCGCGGTGGCCGTTGGCTATCGCGATTTTTTTGCAAAATATTTTTATTGATTATCAGGTAGTTAAATAATATTTTATAAAATATGGTAAAATATATTGCATAACGTATTGTATATCTAACTAAATCCGTTACCTTTACATCATAGCAATCACAAACATCTAAGCAAAAACCATGACAACGAAAAAAAAATTACAACTTCTTTTAAATGGAAATGACAAAACGGTATTTGTGTACAGTGCCAGCCAACTAGACGCGCTGTCTGGTTGGAGTTTTGAAGAAATTGAAATGGACGAAAAAATCCAAATAGAATTGGACTCCCAAGGGGGAGTTTATTGGTCCTACGAGGATCATGAAGACGTTTACGAAAGTTGCTCGGACCCCGAAAGGGTCATAGAGCAGGTGTTCGCTCTTGAAAACTAACCCACAACCCGGCCCCGCCACATCGGCGGGGCCATATCCCAATCCCTCCCGAACGGGGCAAAACGTCGGGGAATTATTTATGACAATTATAATTTCAGGTTTCTGTTTTTCCCAGTTGGCAATAGATTCCGCCGATTGGTCTTGTGATTTCACATCGGACAGTGGGGCGGCGGTGTCGTCTTGCTACTGCTACGATACGGACGGCGTTCACCACACCGTTCAGCATTGGTCTGACGATGGCAGGTATCGTGTAATTAGTGGGTAGGCCCCGTACATGACTAACGAAATATTGATTTCCTGATCAACTGGCAAGATGCCCGTACCCCCAACCCGGCCCCGCCACATCGGCGGGGCCATACCCCACCCCAAAAAAAAATGGTTCAAAAAAAAGGAATCCAGGCTTACGTAGAGCCTGTGGCGCTCGAAAACCTGTACCAAGCTTTCCCCGACGTGGGCAAGCAGGCCACCATCAGCGCCGCCGCCGAAATCCTTACCCGCCTGCGGCACGAAACGGGAATCACCAGTACCGACCTGCTCGACGAAATGGTGGAGGCCATGCTGAAAGCCCGGCGGCTTACGCTCCGCCGCGAGATTAAGGGCAGCTTCAGCACCCAGGAATGGGTCGGCCTGCTCGACGCCTTCAACGGAACACTCGTGCGCGGCATGGGCATTCCGGCCAGGGAGATGCTATACGCCGAAATAAAGGAGGCCGGTGACCTTGATGGCAGCGGCACCCGGCACGGCTACGACTCGGCTGAGCTTTTGGGCAAGCTGAACCGGCTTACGTTGGCCCAGGCAGAGTTCGTGCTGCTGGAACTCCGGATTTTTTGGGAGGAAATAAATGGACGAGAAAATGGGCTAGACGAGTTCCTAAAAGAATACACTTCCTGAATTATGAAAGACATCGTAATAACCCGCAAAATACAACTCAACTTCGACGTGGCCGATAAGGCCGAGTTGAAGGAGAAATACAAGAAAATATACGAGTGGCAGCGGATATGCCACAAGGCCGCCAACTGGGTGGCCACCCACCAGTATATCCAGTCCGAAATCCAGAGCATCCACTATATTGTGAACGAAGAAAAGGTCAAGCTGGCCGATGTTCACAAAGACGAAGACGGCATCCTGACCACCAGCCGCCAGAACACCACTTACCAGGTGCTCTCTCGCGCCTTCAAGGGCGAGGCTCCCATGGCCATGCTCTCCGCCCTCAACACAGTAGTGAGCGGCACCGTGAAGCAGGAGTTACAGGAGGTCAGGATGGGGAAGCGGTCCCTGCGAACTTACCGCGACACCATCCCGATGCCGATGCCCTCGGCATCGTTCCGAACCTGGAAAAAGGGCGACGATGGCAACTATACGTTTGAGCTGTTCGACCTGAGCTTCAAGACCTATTTTGGCCGCGACCTGAGCGGCAACGAGGTGATCCTGGACTCCGCCCTGGCGGGCGAGTACAAGCTGTGCGATAGCAGCATCCAGCTCAAAAAAGGCAAGATATTCCTGCTGGCGGTGTTCAAGCTGCCCCCTACGCCCGTGAAGCTGCTCGAGGGCAAGGTGTGCGCGGCGGAGCTGTCGGCCGACTACCCCATCATTGCCAACATTGGCAAGAAAACCCTGATGATTGGCACGGCGGAGGAGTACCTGCACCGCCGCGTCCAGATTCAGCGGGCTTTGCAGCGGCTGCAAGCGGCCAGCCGCTACAACGAAGGCGGCAAGGGCCGAACAAAGAAGCTGGCGGCGCTGGATCGGTTCCACGAAAAGGAAAAAAACTACGTCACCACCAAGGCCCACCAGTACTCCTCAATGCTCGTCGACCACTGCGTGAAGCACAAGTGCGCGCAGCTGGTGCTGAAAAAGCAGACCGCCAAGCAGGAGGAGGCCAAGGCGGAGTTTGAGCAGGGGGAGCCTTTTCTGCTGCGAAACTGGGGGTATTATGGCCTGAAAGAAAAAATCGCCTATAAATGTCGTAAATTCGGCATTGAACTTATAGTGGAGTGATCCACTGACAACATTTCGGGCTGGTTCGGCAGCCTTAGCGTGAGGGTTAACGCCACTCGCGAAGCATTTTTATTTTCTTTGACATGATGGTTTTGAAACGGAATTGGGCTAGGGAAATGGCAGAATCTGCGGTTAAACGGAATTGGCTGCCCTTCGAAACCATCTTGAAGAAATAGATGCACTCGAACCTGCCCGCATCCACGAATTTCTGTAGTTTCAAGCCTCTTCGAAACCATCTTGAAGAAATAGATGCACTCGAACTCTTTTAGCAACTCTTGTATAGCTTTGGCCGTATAGCTTCGAAACCATCTTGAAGAAATAGATGCACTCGAACTCGGAAAATCTTGGTATATACTCGACCCAAAGAGCTCTTCGAAACCATCTTGAAGAAATAGATGCACTCGAACTTATATTGTCCAGTCCTTTTGTAGGAAACTTTTTATCTTCGAAACCATCTTGAAGAAATAGATGCACTCGAACTAGAATGAAAGACTAGAAGGTGGAATTCCCTTTGTACTTCGAAACCATCTTGAAGAAATAGATGCACTCGAACTTCTGGACTTACGGGCCATGTCGGTAATCTTCCTCTCTTCGAAACCATCTTGAAGAAATAGATGCACTCGAACCGAAACCCACGACCCGCGAAACCTCTACCTGTTCGTCTTCGAAACCATCTTGAAGAAATAGATGCACTCGAACTGCTAGACACCCTCATTAAACTAGGAAAACAAGCCAGCTTCGAAACCATCTTGAAGAAATAGATGCACTCGAACAGCTTCTGAGATAAGCAGTTCTTTCTTGCCTTTGACCTTCGAAACCATCTTGAAGAAATAGATGCACTCGAACTCTTTTCCTTTGGAGTGGGAAAGTACTTGCCCTTTTTCTTCGAAACCATCTTGAAGAAATAGATGCACTCGAACTAGAATGAAAGACTAGAAGGTGGAATTCCCTTTGTACTTCGAAACCATCTTAAAGAAATAGATGCACTCGAACTGTTCGTCAACTTGGTATTGACACGGGACTTCGAAACCATCACTGCGTGAAGCACAAGTGCGCGCAGCTGGTGCTGAAAAAGCAGACCGCCAAGCAGGAGGAGGCCAAGGAGGAGTTTGAGCAGGGCGAGCCTTTTCTGCTGCGAAACTGGGGGTATTATGGCCTGAAAGAAAAAATCGCCTATAAATGTCGTAAATTCGGCATTGAACTTATAGTGGAGTGATCCACTGACAACATTTCGGGCTGGTTCGGCAGCCTTAGCGTGAGGGTTAACGCCACTCGCGAAGCATTTTTATTTTCTTTGACATGATGGTTTTGAAACGGAATAGGGCTATGGAAATGGCAGAATCTGCGGTTAAACGGAATTGGCTGCCCTTCGAAACCATCTTGAAGAAATAGATGCACTCGAACCCCGTCTGATATGCCGGCTGGTAGCCGTGGGAGTGCCTTCGAAACCATCTTGAAGAAATAGATGCACTCGAACTGTCCAGTGATTCCAATAATCTGCGGTCCAGGGTTTCCTTCGAAACCATCTTGAAGAAATAGATGCACTCGAACCTATACGCACCCCGCCGAACGGCTGGAATACTCTTTCTTCGAAACCATCTTGAAGAAATAGATGCACTCGAACACAAAAGATGAAATTGAAGAAGTCAACAAACGAAATCTTCGAAACCATCTTGAAGAAATAGATGCACTCGAACTTTCTATCTATATTATTTACCCTTTTTTTCTGGTAAACTTCGAAACCATCTTGAAGAAATAGATGCACTCGAACAAAACGACTATTCCTGTACATATCCTTCGAAACTACACCGTGGCCAGTGTCCCCACTGACCCACCGACAAAAAAAGCCCGGACCCCGCGTCCGGGCTTTTTTTTGTCCTGTGATCCCAGCCGCCCCCTCTGCAATTTCGTAGCGTAACTAATGCTACCCATTGCATGAATATCGAAGAAGTAGCCAAGCTCAGGCTCGTAATCCTGGGCGACGAAGCCGAAAAAACAATCCAAAGCCTCGAAGGTGGCCTGAAATCCGTCAACTCTGAGCTACGGCTTATGGATCTCAACGGCGAAAAAGGCTCGGAAGCCTGGAAAGAACTCAAAAAGATCCAGGCCGACACCAAAACCGAGATCAAAGGGCTCAACGCCGCCCTCGATATCAACAACGCGTCGTTTCGTGAACTCTCCAATCTCAACCGCCAACTCAGCCGCGACCTCGCCAACCTCAAAATAGGCTCCGAAGAGTGGATCGACAAGCTCAAAGAAATAGCCCAGGTAGAAGGGCGCATGAGCGACGTGCGGGAGGAGATGAAGAAAATCAAGGACGAAGGCGTGGTCCAGAAGGGCTTCTGGGAAACCTTCAAGGGCACGTTCACGGAGGCTTTCGCCTACGATGTCATCAAGCAGGCCGCTCAGGCGGTCTTTGAATTTGGCAAGCAGGCTATCCGCGTGGCGGCGGAGTACTCCGACTCCTTTGCCGACATCCAGAAAACCACCGGGATGACCGCCGACGAGGTGCGCGAGCTCAACACCCAGTTGCAGGGCATCAATACGCGCACCTCCCAGCTCGAACTGCTCAATATCTCCAAAATAGGCGGCCAGATCGGCATCGCCAAGGAGGAAATGTTCGGCTTCGTGGAAGCGGTGGACAAGGCCGTGGTGGCCCTGGGCGACGAGTTCAGCGGCGGCGCGGAGGAGGTAGCCAAAGAGCTGGGCGTACTCAAAAACCTCTTCAAAGAGACGAAGGACATGGATGCAGGGGAAGCCATCCTGCGCATTGGTTCGGCCATCAACGAGCTGGGCGCCTCAGGATCCGCCACGGGTCCGGTCATCGCCGATTTCGCGCAGCGCATGGGTCAGCTCGGCAACCTCTCGCCCCAAATCGCCCAGACCATGGGCCTCGGTGCGGCCTTCGAAGAACTTGGCCTCACCGCCGAAATCGCCAGCGGCGGCCTGTCCAATATCCTGCTCACGGCGGCAGCCAATACCGATGATTTTGCCACGCACCTCGGCATGACCAACCAGGCGTTCAAAGACCTTATCAACTCCGATCCCAACGAGGTTGTGATGAAACTGGCCGAGAGCTTCAAGGGCTTACCCACCGACCAGGTCGTTAGCCAGATGGATGACCTAGGCATCTCCTCGCAGGAGGCCAAAAAGGTCATGTCGTTGCTTGCCGAGGAGACCGACTTTGTGCGAGAAAAGCAGCTGTTGACCTCTGCGGCCTTGGAAGCCGCTAAGTCGACTACCGACGAGTTCAACATCAAAAACGAAAACGCCGCCGCCCGACTGGCGAAGTTAGACAAGGCCGTAGAAGCCTTGTCATTCCAGTTGGGTGAGATCCTGATGCCGATCGTTACCAACGTGGTTACAGGCATTATTGCCTTCATCAACACCATCCGGGCTGTTCCCGATTTTATTGCTGAAAACAAAGAGGCTTTCATCGCCCTGGGGGTGGCTATCGTAAGCCTCAATACCGCCAACATTGCCGCCACTGCATCCTCACTAGCCTACACTGCATCCTCACTAGCCCACGCTGCCGTCGAAAAAGGCCGGATCATCTGGACCAAATCAGCCGCCGCCGCCCAGTTGTTCCTCAATGCCGCCATGACCGCCAACCCCATTGGCCTGATCGTGGCCGGCGTTTCGCTGTTGGTGGGGTTGTTGGTGACGCTCTACAATAATTTTGAAGGCGTGCGTACCGTCGTTGATGGCGTATGGGCCAACATCAAAAAACTGGCGTCTTCTGTGGGATCATTCTTCGGGATGCTAGGCGGCGAGCACGCCAAAAGCCTGAACCAACAGCAAACCGCCAACCAGAAACACCTGGACGAACGCGGCAAATCCGAGAAAAAGACCGTGGATCAGATCTCGGCCGACAACGCTGCCGCCAACAAAAAAACGCTTACCGATAAGGCCAAAGCAGAAAACGACGCCCGCGACAAAAAGGAAAAAGCCGAGCAAGACCGCCGCAAAGCCGAAGCCGACAAGAACAAGGAAGCCGCAAAAAAGGAAGCCGAAGAGCGCCTGAAAGCCAACTCCGACGCCAGCAAGGCTATTGAGAAAATGCGGATCGACAGCATTAAAGATGACCTGCTGCGGGCCGTCGCCAACGAGAACGCCAAATACGCGGAGGAGAAAAAACGGGTCGAGAAATCGAAGGCCGACGCGGGCAACAAGGCCAAATGGCTGGAAGCTCTGGAAAAGGAACATACCACCAAGATCGAGAAGATCAACGACGATGCCCGCGACAAAAAGAAAAAAGCCGACCAGGACACCGCCCAGAAAACCGACGCTCTGAAAGCCAAGTACGAAGCCGACGACCTGAGCCGCAAAATTGCCGCCATTGTGGCCGGAGCCGCCAAAGACCTACTCGAAGCTCGTAAGCTCCTGACCGAGAAAGACGCCCTCGCTCGTATGGAGGCGGCTATCAATGCCCGCACCGAAGCGGAAATTGCCGCCGTGAAAGATAAGTACCGGCTGGAAACCGCCGCCAAAGAAAAAGCCGCCCGCGACGCCAAGCTGAAAGAAGAAAAGACGCTCTTTGATGCTGAGTTCCGGGCATTTTCGGCCAAAACCGAAGCCGAACTAGCCAACACCCGCGACGGCTCCAACGCCCAGTTGCAGGTGAAGCTCAATTCGCTTTCGCAGGAGTACGCCTTCCGCCAGCGCAAATTGCAGATGGAAGCCGCCGACGAAAAGGCTCGTTTGGCCGAAAGTATTCAGGACACCAACGCCCGGGCTGCCGCCTTGAAGGCCATTGATGACACCCTCACGGCCCAGCTCCGCACCAACGACGCCAACCTCCAAGCCGACAAAAGCCGGCTATTGGCCGAGCAACACCAAAACCGCCTCACCAATACCAATCAGTTTTTTACGGCCGTAGAAGGCCTGGCCCGTGGCGATTTCGCTACCTTCACTAATCTACTGCTGGCCAAGGTCACCAACGACCAAGCCGCCAACGATAGCCGATTGAAGAGCTTCGCCGCCAAGGGCGTGGAGACCCTGGAAATAGCCGGGCAGGTAGTGTTGGGGATGCAGAAGCTGAACGAGGTGTATCTCGAAAGCAAGCTGAAAAAAATTGAGAACGAGAAAAATAGCCAACTCAAATCCTGGACGGATCAGTACGAGGCCGGTAAGGTTTCGAAAGACGAATACGAAGAGCAGGTAGCCCGCATCAACGCCGAAGCCCGCGACCGCGAGCACTACGAAAAACTAAAAGCCTGGCGGCGCGACCAAGCCATGCAGATCGGTATGGCCATCATTAATGGCGCTTCGGCGGCGATGAAATCGATCGCCATCTTGGGTATGCCCTTGGGCCTTATCGGCGTGGCGGCATCGGCCGTCACTACCGCATTCCAAATAGCCGTGATCAAAAAGCAGAAGCCGCCGAGCTTCGCCGGTGGGGGTACGCTCCCCGCCAAATCGGCCGGCTACGTACGCAATGCGGGCGTGCCCGCTGGGCCAAGGCACGGCAGCGCCTACGGCAAGTCGGGCATCAAGCTCGTAGACCGCGAAACCGGCGAAGAGCGGGGCGAAATGGAAGGCGGAGAGCCGATTATGATCCTGAGCCGGGCCACCTACCGCAACAATCGCCCCGTGGTAGACAAGCTCCTGCACAGCTCGCTGCACCGCAACGGCGCGCCCATCATGTACCGCGATGGCGGTATGTACGCCGACTCCCCCGTAGAAGCTCCGGCATTCGGTGAAATGTACCTCTTTGGCTCCCGCAAGAGAAAGAAAGCCGCCTATGAGGCAGATATGCAAGCCAACCAATATGATGGCTATTCTGACGATGGCGGAAGTGGCTATGAAGAATATTCCTACGATGCCTCAGGCTACGAAGGCGGCGATGCCGCGGGCACTACCGCCACCACCAACGCCCAGATCCAGGAAAGCCAGGACCTGATGAAGCGTATCGCCAAGAATACCGCCGATGCCGCCGCCGCCATCAACGGCATGAGCAGCAAACTCGATACTACCAATGGTATCCTGAACGATATCCGCAACAAGCCCACCGGGCCAAGCCTGCACGATATTCAGGGAGCCATGGCGGCATCCAGTGCCAGTGCGTCCAAATCTAACCTCTAACCACCCAGCCCCATGTTTCAGATCAGGATCAACGGCCAACGGCTCGACCTATACGCAGCCCAGACGATCGTCTTGGAGCGGTACAATCCGCTCTTCGACTTCGACGTAGTACGCGGCGCCAAGGTGCTCGACTACACCGTGCCGTTCAGCCGCACCAACGACAAGATCTTCGGCCACGCCCGCTTGCCGCAGGCCCCCATTACCGACGAAGTGTTTTTCTGCGAAAAATACGATGGCTCCGAGCTGCTCGAGCGCGGCTACGTGTACCTGCTGGGTGTGCTCAGCAACGGCTATTCGATTTCATATAGTCAGAACCTAGGAGAAATCTTCGGCGACTACCAGCGCATTCCGCTCAATCAGATCGACTTCGGCTCGGAGGCCGTGCCTGGCATCATCCCGGCCGTGGCCGATCACCTCACAGCGGCCTACTGTTTTCCGACCGTACTGAACAGCGGGTTCTATGGCACCACCCTACCCATTGGGTTCAGTGGACGCATGAACGAATACAGCGGCAGCGCCTACGTAGGCACACAAACCCTGGTGCCTATGTTTTTCCTGGGCTGGCTACTCCGCCAGATCGAAACCTTATGCGGTTTCAGCATTCGGGGCGAGTTCGTCGACGATGCCGCCATGCAGCGCCTGGTATGGCCCAATACGTTTTCGCTCGATAGCCTGAGTACCATCACCTACCAGAACCACTTGCCCGAAATCACGATACCCGACCTACTGAAAGAGCTGCGCAAGCTATTCAACTTGGCGCTGTTTTTCGACGTCCGCAATCGTACCCTCACCATTAACTACGCCGATGGCCTGTTGAATCAGGAACCACTACTCAACTGGTCCAGCAAGTTTGCGCCCGCCGCCAACCGCGCCCCCGAAGTGGCCCGCCGCCTGGAACTGGACTGGGAGCCGGATAGCGGCGACGGCCGCATGAAAGTGCGCCCCACCGATTACGAACTCTACCAAAGCCCCGGCGATACGCCACTGTTCCCGGTCAAAACCCGGCTCAGCACGCTCGAAAAAGACGTCAGTACGGGCTTGCCCCTCATGGAGCAGCCCGGTATTACGCCCACAAACAACCAGATGAACAACAAATTTTCGCCACGGCTGCTGTTTTGGCACGGCCTAGTAGCCGGGCAACCCACCGCCCTACCCGACTACGGCAGCTACCGCTTAGCGTGGCATGGTACCAATAATCTTGTAGAAAGGTTCTGGAAGGACTACGAGCAATTCCGAAAAAAGACCACGCGCCGGCTACTCTACGCCAACCTCAATGCGTCAGACATCGCCCACATTGATCACCACCGCACTGTTGGTCAAAACATGAAAATCCACGTGCAGGGCACCAACTACCTCATAGGCTCCCAACGCATAGCCCTACCGCTCAACACCTTGACGGAATTGGAGTTACTGAGCGTGTAGTTTTATTTAATGGTTAGTTGATTCGGTATTGGCTTCTAGGTATGATCCCGCCCGGGATCCGGGAAAATATCCAGCGCATCCTGATCGAGAAAAAGCCCCAAGTCTCGCAGGTAAATGTCTGTCGTCGAGATGTCCTTATGTCGGCATTGGGCTTGGATCAGCTTAATGTCACGCGTGGCCAGGTAAAGCGCGATAACGCCCGTGTGCTTAAATCCATAAAGGTCGTACTGCTGATCGGTCATTTGTGAAAAATACATGAATTAAATTGTGCATAATTATTTGCAAATGCACAGAATAGTGCATTACTTTACGTCGTAATAATTACCACGTAATAATTACGACGTAATATAATAATAAATAGCACAATATGAGTGAACAATTAGCGAACGGTATACAGTGTAGTGTGGCCGATATTAAAGAAAAACTTCTGCAAGACTTCCACTATCTATACCCTGAACATGGGAGAAGGTGGCGTGCAGTGTTAAAGGTAAAGAACAGCTGGCATGCATCCTCTAAGGGATTAGAAGCCTGGCGAAACACTTTTAAGGGCACGGTGGGCAATGAAGCTCTTCGGCTAATTGTGGGCGACATGAATGCAGTGGTCAGTGGCCAGCCCACCATCCGCAAGCAGGGCCTGGTGCGGCCCCAAGCTGCCCCACCCGCCGCGCGGCGCAAAAGAGCTTCTAAGCAGAAGGAAAATCAATAATCAATTCACTATAAGGCATCCTGACCCCTGTTGCTATGCTATACATCACACTCTATTGCCTGGTCTATGTGTCCCTGATCGTCTTGGGCGGTTGGCTCGTAGGCCAAGCCAAGAAGAACTTCGAAAACGAAGTTCCCCAACAACCCGAGTAACAATTTTTCACCCCTTAAACATCTAATCAGATGAATCCAACAACCCCAAAAGCCGCCCCGCGAGCCTTCCGCCACCAACGGCTAGACGACCACTACGACCGCATGACGGCCGCCCAGGGCGATGCCTTCATCGAGCGCCAGTGCCTCAATGCCATCATTGTGGACTGCTGGGCGCTGATGATCGCGCCCAAAAGCTGGCTGGACACCAAAGATGAGCAGCGCCGGGCCAAGCTCCTGGCCATCATCGACGACGCCACCGCCGGGGCCTGCGTCGACTCCATCGAGAGCCAGGGAGTTATATCCTTCCCTTGCCCGACTTGCACACGTAGATTTAGCACTGCCCAAGCTCGTGGTGCCCACAGCCGTTTTTGCGCGAAAGGAGGCTGCGATGCGTAGACAACGCGCTTGGTTTTCTTCGCCGTTCCACCACGACACCTATGTGTACATCGAGTGCATCGTGGCCGACTATGCCGACGGTATGCCCCGGCAGGAAACCAACCACCTGGCCACAGTATACCGCAACCACTACCAGTTTGAGGCCGTAGTGAGGCAGCCGGAAGAAGATGTGTTCTTACCTGGTTTCACCAACGAGAATGACGCCATGACGGCGGTCTGTAATTTCTTATCGAAAATGGAAAAACCCACTGACCATGCAACAGCTCAATTATTATGAAGCCAGAAAGCAAAACAATAAACCAAAGTCGCACCTGGGCCGCCGCCTTGTGCGCCGGCTTGGAGCGTACCTGGCAGCCGCCATTGGACTTGCTGTACACCTACGACATCTGGTTCAGGGCCGCCCGTGACAACCGTTTCCGCACCGATCTGCGCATATTCCTGCGCTACGGGTGCAACAAGCGGCAAGTTGTCACCAAGCGCGACATCGCCCTGCGCAAACTGCTGGCCCTTTCTCATTAATTCCCCTCCCCCCTGCTTTCATACTTGTAGTTTTGAGGGTTTTATAAGTGCTTCTCGAGCCTGGCTTTGCCGGGCTATGAGAGCAGGGGGGTTTTTTTTCTCAAAAACACATGGCACAAGCACAATTTAATTTTTTCGTAGGCGGCATTACGAATAAGAAACCGGATGGCGTCACGACGCTGGATACGGTGATCGGGCGAATAAGGTCCGACACTTTCAAGCAACAGGTGCTGGCCATTCGGGAGCAGACCAGCAAAAAAGCCGCTGATTTCTTCAAGAAGGATCTGGATTACGTGACCTTCTCTGGCACGTTCAGCCCTACTCGGCTGGCGGCGAACCTGAAAAATCATAGTGGTTTTATCGTGGTCGATTTCGACCACATTGCCGACGTGGCCATGCTACGCATCCAGTTCCAGGCCGATCCTTACGTGGCGGCTTGTTTTGTGTCGCCCAGCGGCAAGGGGCTGAAATGCGTAGTGAAGTGCAAGGTCGATGCTCAGAACCATAAGGCAGTCTTTGCCGACCTGGCGGCCTACTTCAACAACGTATATCGTCTATCGAAAGAAGAGCAGGTGGACGTGAGCGGCAGCGACCCGAGCCGGGCTTGCTTCCTGAGCTGGGATCCCGACGCCTGGCTAAATCCCGAGCCGAAGACGTACACGATCAAGACGACCATGCCGCCGAAGCCCCGGACAGAAGCCCAGCAACTGACCGACGTCAGCGAGACGAAGCGGCACCTGGCGGCCGTCGTCGAGCGCATCGAGACCCACAAGATGAACATCTGCGGGGAGTACAGCAGTGAGTGGCTACTCATTGCCTTTTGCCTTAGCACTCTGGGCGAGGCCGGGCGAGGCTACTTCCACCGGGTGAGCGCCCTGAGTGAGAAGTACGACGAAAAGGACGCCGACGCGAAATTTGACAACGCTATCGCCACGTCGCGGTTCACGACACCCTGGAAATTCTTCCAGATTGCCAAGGATTACGGCGTCGATGTGAGCAAGCCGAAGCGCAAAACCGCCCAATCAAGTACGCCCACGCCGCCCGATCAGAAGGGAGTGGTGGCTAAAAAGGCCGGGAAGAAGTCGCCTACCGACATGGAGACCTGGAACGAGACGACGGTGATCTACCGGGAGGATGGTGGCATTATCATCAAGGCCGGCAAGCACTGGGAGAACGTCGCGCCGAACTTCCAGCTGTTCATCAAATACAAGACCGAAGACGAGCAGGAGAACATTACCTGGGTGCTGGAAATCGTGATGAACGATGGACGCAAGGAGTTCATTGAAGTACTGCACGATGAGTTTTGCTCGGCCCGGAAGCTGAAAAACATCTTGGCCACCAAGCAGATCGGCTTCAAGCTCAAAGACTCACACCTGGATGAATTGCAGAGCTACCTGTTCACCCAGACCAAGTTCAACACCGCCCAGAAGGTGATCAGGTATGGCTACCACGTACCGAGTAGCGTATACTTTTTCGCCAATGTGGCCTTTAACGTCAAAACGAAGCAGCTGCTTACACCGGATGCGTTCAGTATCGTAGCCGCCAATGGCCTGCACCTTTCGATGCCCGTACAGACCAAGATACGCCAAGCACGCTACGAGCTCACAGATCAGAAGGTGTCGTACGGGGACTTCTGGAAGTACTACAACACGGCACATGGCTATGAGAATAGTTTTTTGCCTGCGTGCTTCTACATTTTCTCCCTGTTTCGTGATCTGGGTGTACGGTACAAGAACTTCTCTCCGATCTTATTCTTGAAAGGTGGGGCCGGTACCGGAAAGAGCTCCATGGTACGGATACTGACCGCTGGCTTCGGTCGGAAACAAGATGGCGTGAACCTGAAAAGTAAGAATACAGAAGCCGCGCTGGTGAAGCTGATGAGCCAAACCAGCAACGCCGTGACCTGGTTCGATGAGTTTCATAATGAGTTTCAGCACGAAGGACTTCTGCAAGCGGCCTACGATAATGATGGCTACCACAAGTCGACCGCTGACTTCAATAGTATTGATACCAGCACGGTGGAGATACACAGCGCCTTGGCGCTTACAAGCAACTACATACCCGACAACCCAATTTTCTTTTCGAGATGCGTGTTTGTGCCCATCAGTAACCAAGAAAAAAGCGATGTGCAACGGACAGCCTACCAACAGCTCGAAGAAATACAGGAGCGCGGCCTTGGCCACATGACGGTAGAGCTACTGACGTATAGAGAAGACCTGGAAATGAATGATAACTATCTTGTTAGTTATAACCGATTGTATAAGGCATTGAAAAAACGCTTCGATGGCCAGCAAGTGGCCGAGCGTCTATACGCTAATCTTGCCCAGATTATGGCGGCACCGCTCACGCTCCACTGTTTTGGGCGCATCAATATGCTGCCAGAGCAGGCCGATAGTGAAGACGAGATACTGGAAGAGTTTGTGCGGATCGGGGAGATGTACATCATGCGGCAGTGGCGGATTCAGAACGAGAGTAAGTCTATTGCCGAGTTCTTCGAGATTATACAAATGCTGTTCGATGCCGGCCAGATCCATGATGAGTACCACTTCCGGTTTGATGGTGCCATGGTGAAGCTTCATTTCCCGAAATTGTACAATTTGTTCCAACAGAAGTATCGACAGCTATTTTACAAGTCGGCGCCCGATCGCGACACCATTCAGACCGAGCTGACTACACTTGCCGGCCTGAGCGACTGGCAGCAGATGCAAAAGTCTATTCGCTTCATGAACGATGGAACGGGCAGTTCGCAAGCAACAACAATACCAGAGAAAAGAGCTTGCGAACTGGAATACAGTAAGTTAGAAGATTTATTCGGGCTAAACTTAAAGCATAGACCTACACCGCAATAAAATAAAAATGAATTTGAAAAGGCATTTTAGCGACTACACGACTACAAATAAGGATAAGTAATTGAATAATAGATAGTTAAGTTGTTTTTTGTTGTAGTCAAAGTGTAGTCAAAGTGTAGTTTTGTAGTTTTTGTAGTCGTTGTAGTCAGGGTGCGACTACAAAATTTTGCCCGCAAGTAGTTGAATGACAAGTAGTTGTAAAGTTCGTGTAGTGTAGTCAGACTACACCCCCTAGAAACTCACAGAAAAAAAAGTAAAAAATAGCGAAATGGACCCTATCCAAAATGAGCAAAGTACCAAGAGGCCCCTAACGCAGGGCGATGTATTTCCACTATACAGCCTGTGGAAAAGCCGCTCAACCAACCGGGTATATATCCTGCTAGGATACTGGCATATATACGAAACCGACGGCACGAGCTACAAGAAGGAAACCCGCTTGCTGGATGTGCGCCGAGAGCGAGAAATAACGCTCCAATACAAGGAGTTTTCGCACGATATTGAACGGGGAGAGCTCGTACGGATCATACAGAAAGAACAATAATAATTCACTCGTAAATAAATCAATAACCAATCAAAAACAATGTCTCTACAAGATGAAAACATGGGCGTGATGCCTAACCCGAGCCAGTACTATCTGGAATGGAACAGTAAGGAGAATGCTTTTTGCTACTACGATAAGGAAGAAGGCATACGCAAGCCTATGAAGCTGCCCTTCAAGTTTGTGGCGCTGAAATTCATGAGCTCGGTGCGTGGCTATGACGAAACCTTCCAGGGGGGGATCTACTCCAACGAGGTGAGCGATACCCGTACTGAGCTATTGCGAGTGGCCTACCAGAAAAACAACGAGGAGATAGCCACGGGCCTCTATGCGGAGTTGAAAGATATGCTGCGGCCTATTGGCGGCAAGTATACGCGGAGCATCTACGCCATGAGCCCGAAGGGGTTGATTATTAACATCCGCTTGAAGGGTGAGCAGATGTTGAACTTCAAGACTATTGAAATGCACGGCGACCGCTGGAAGAAAGAGTGGATACAGGTGAGCAGCTCCCAAGAAAAAGAATACAATGGGCAGGTGTACACGCTGCCGGTGTTTGAGTGGGGCGGGCCGAAAACACCTGGCGACAGCGCCAAGGCCGAAGCCAACTACTCGATTGTGAAAGGGTACTTGGCCAGTAAAACTCCGGTGATGCGGCCCAGTGCCAGCCAGCCGTATTCGGTAGTGCGAGAGGTAGTACCGGTGCCCGACTTCTTGACAAGCGACGGGAACGACGACGACCTACCGTTTTGACTACTGCCCGCCCTGGGCCGGGTGGCTCGGGGCAGGCAATAAAAAACCTAAAAAACAACGACCATGAATAAACCTAACACAACCCCGCGCCCGATGCAAGACATAGGCAAGAACCGGCTCTTCGTGATCCAGGCCGAGACGGAGCCCGGCGAGTATCGGGAGGTACGGCCGTTTTTGAAGCTATCCGAGGCCGTAGCGCACATCAACAACCGCATCGGTGGGAGCTACAAGTACACCCAGGTACACCACTACATCGTACACGCCGGGCAGTTCTTTTTTTACCACCCGGCCACCAAAGAAGAGTACCGCCTGACTATGCGGGAAATAGTTTGATCCAAATTTTCACTTTTAAACAGCTAAGCAAGAATGAAAAAGAAACAGTATTACATCACTTGCGGGCATAGCCTGAACCCCAAGAACCCGCTGCAACAGTGGCTCTGGGATGAGTTCAGAAAGCCAATGAAATACCTGACCGACGACCCCGATGAATTCAAAAAGGCTATTGAAAGATTAATTAAAAAGGGCAATGAGATGTACCCCAGGTGTAAGCCTGAAAGTGTACTGATGCACCCTGGTTATACTGGCGGTATGATCCTTCGGGTAGGCAATGGCACGTATGAGTGGTGGAAGTTTGATCTGAAAGAGGTGAAGGGGGATTTTTCGGAGGAAGGAATTCAAATTTTCACAATAAACAGCTAAGCAAATGCTAATCAACAAACAAACCGAGGGCAAGTTTGCCTACTATAACGGAATGCAGCTACAAGAAGTTGGGGATTTCGGAGCAGAAAACTTCATTGAACCACTATACTTGATGCGAAGAACAAAGATACAAGTTACCACAGAACCCCCAATTTATTGTAAGTGCTGT